CTTTGTCATACTAATTGAAATTTCTTAAGATAATTTTTTGCCAAAGAATAATCTTCTACTTCTGGTTCTTCTAAGATTTTTCGATATGCCACAATGATTTCCATAGCATATGCACGGTCTTCATCATCTAATGACTCCCACCATATTTCCAATTGTTTGGGTGTTTTATTTAAAATATATTGAAGGTTATAATAATCTCTTTTCATGTTATTCTTTCAGTTTTTCCCACATGTATTCAGAATCTTTCATGTATGCTACTGGTTCTACCCAACCATTTCTAATAGCTTCCACAATCATTAATTTATATTGACTTGGACATTTGTTACTAATTTCAAATCCAGCACGTGGTGCTATGGTGATGCCATTATCTATGTGAAAATCTGGCTCTCCTCTGCGTATTGTTTTAATAGTTTTATTGATAATAGTGTATGTCATTCTTCAATTCCAAAATGTTCTCGAATCAAATCACCCTGCGTCTTACCACCTTCGGCAAGAATCCAATCAACTTTACCAGCACATTCTTTTACAATCAACTCGGCGAACTTTTTGTGATTGACATGGCTGGTATTAGGATCAGGCCATACTTGTCTTGCTAATTCTAAAATTCGTTCGTTCATACTAAACTACCCTTATAAGGATTGTTCAACCATTTAGAGTATGCTTCAGCCTGCTCACTAATTTTAGTAAGTTCATATTTACCACAAAACCTCATAAAGTGTACACCAACTTGCGGTGTTGTTACAGTCCGTACACCTGAACGGATAGAACCATCAACCAACTCTTTGATTTCTTCGGGTTGTGCAGTTAAATCAATCAATACACGGTTGCGTTCATAATCATCACGAACACGGTGTTCGATACCATCGTGGTCAACCCAACGCTGTAACATCATGTTATTCCAATTGAAGCCCTGTTTATTTCTATCCTCGTAAGCCTCAATTAATCCAACTTTGTTTTTACTACCTTTAGTACGCACACCGGGAAATGCACTGAACACATTGTCGGTTGAATCACCGCGCATGATCTTCTCAAAAAGAACAAATTTAGGGTCACCTAATACTTTTGTTTCTTTTGTTTTCTTGTCTACAATTGGCCTACCTTTGTCATCAAAGTATCCTTCAAGTGTGATAAGTTGATTTGCGACTCCGTTATATTGAAACACCTTATCATTAATAAGTTGAATATAATCAGTATCAGAACTAATAATATAATGAGTATCATTAGGATGCAAGTGAACAAAACGGGCAATGATATCGTCAGCTTCAGCACGTTCATGTCTCAATACACTAACGTTTGTTTTTTCTTTTAAGAACGTAGTGAACTTTTCATACGTATCCCAAAACATTTCTGATTCTTCTTTTTCAGCTTCAGTCAGTACTTGATTAGCAACTGCACGATTAGCTTTGTAAGGCTTGTAGTAGTCCTTACGCCATGACCTACCCTCGAGGCATACCACGACATGATCAATTCCATAACGTCGGACAGCTTGATTTATAGAGGCTAGAGTAAGATGTAATGCCATACCAATCTTCTCCCATGTTTCAGTGTTGCGACTAGCAACATGTCGGGCACGGAAGAATGTATTAGCTGTGTCAATGAGTGCGTATTTCATGCGGGCTTGTATATATGTTGAGTTAATGCGTATAGTATACTACTATTTAGCATATTTGTCAACTAACTTCAGTACGCCCGTTACCCAAATCTTTAGTTTTAACTGCTCTCAAATCACGGTTTGAGGGATCAGCTTGATCCTGTTCATATACTTCCAGAGCAATATTTCTGGCCACAGTTTGGAACCAACGATCAACAATTTGACTGTCTGTATCTTTATCATCAAATCTATATCCTGCCTTAATTAGATTGATAATAAATTTATCATTCCAATCTAATTCAAATGCACCGGCATTGATATCACTAGGGTCAATTTCCATTTTAAGAATGTTGACATAGGGTTCACCGGCTAATGTTGCTTTTTCTTTTTCAGAGAGGACCTTATCTTCTTTCTTCTTTTTAGGTTGTCGAGGTTTCTTTTCCTTGACTAGGTCTACTTTCTCATCAACACTCTTAGTTTCTTTTTTACCGAATAATCTATCAAATAATCCCATTTGTTTTTGCTCTCTCGTATAATTTGTAACTGGCTAAGTTCTTAGCCTTTGACTCACACATCATATCAAAGTTATCTAAGAATGTCAATGCCCAATCGTTAACAGCATCGTTCCAATAGTAATCGCTATGTGCCCGAAGTTTTTGTTTACTGTGACCTGCTTCCATCAACGCACCATGAGCGGGTAACTGTGATCCGGAATGTCCGACAAGTACATCTTCACGGCTGACGGAGTAATGTAAAGTAGGGCGCTTGCCGCGCCAGCTATCAATAACCATTTTAACCCTGTCATCATTTGGGGAAATATATTCTCCCTCACGAATCCAGTGATGATGTATGTCCATGACCGTAGGTACGAGGTCAGATAATGATAAGCAGTCTGTAAGTCCATGTGTGTATTCCTCATTTTCTAGTGTTAGTGTGTTTCTTGCTTCTGGCGATAATCTATTGTACACATCTCTAATACCTTGTGGGCCTCTTCGTCCTGAAATATGTACATTTACTTTGAAGTCTTGGAATGATTTGCCATAGCCCATCCATCGAACCATGTCACAATGATATTCAAATTCTTCAATACTCTTATTTACCACCTCATCACGCTCACTAGCTAATACTACAAACTGATCCGGGTGAAAACTTAGTCGTACATTGTTTTGACGGGCAGTCTCACCTAAGGGTGCAAACCAATGCTCTAATGAGTTTTGGACAGTCTCAGATTTCCAAAAGTCAGAATAATCTTCATGTGTATAGAAACTAAGTATATCGCTAGTTAGTCGCAACATACGCAATGGTTCAGGTAGACTTGCTACCTTTTTAATCAATGCATGAGTATTAAGAATATTTTGTTTTGCAACATCGATAATCTTTTCCTCAACAATATCAGGCTTGTTTCGTTTTGCCCAGGCTAATGTAGTACCACCGGTATTCAAACCGGGAGTACTAACAATCTCACCTTTTTTATTAACTTCTGCCCATTTGCAGGCAAAACCAATTCGTTTAGTTGTCATATGAATAATGAATCAAATACTGATTCTGATTTAGTTGGTACAAAATTTGGATCTTTAGTTAGATAGGTATTGTTATCTGTGTATATTATACGATACTTATGTTTATTTGTCAACACCGATCTAACATCATCAATACAAATTAATTTACGACCTAAACTTTCTATGAATTCTTTGTATTCAAAAGTTTCATTGTGTAATACTTTTGCTGTATTACTGTTAGATTGTTTAGGCTCAAAGTCTCTGAAACATTCCATCCATTTATGAAAGACACCGGCTTCTTGTTCCTGTGCATGTTGCAATGACCCCAAGTTGTACCATCTTTCGGCCTTCTCAAAAGTATCATACAACTCTTTTGCTTTTGTTGCCATGTCTTTTTTAGTACAGGTATAGAAACAGTTTTTATTGAAGTTGTTTGTCCAGCGATGATTCTCTAACACTAATGTAGGCATCTGAATATGTTGTTCATAGAAAGCCATACCATAACTCTCTACTGTGCTAGGATTAAAAGCAACTCTAGCACTTGTAATAAAATCTACTTTCTCCTGACCAATAATACTTACTTTGATTTCGTAAGGTACACCAATCTTTTTTAGTCGTTCTTCAAACTTCTTAGCACCATTTGCATTAGTCATTATCTTAGCAGGTAATTTTGTTTGTTCAATCAGTTCTAAAAATAATTCAGGATTTTTACCTTCTTCCCATCGTCCGATGAATAATACACCTTCACGTGGTTTATGATGTTCTTCTAATAAACCTTTTTCTGTAATAGGAATAGGTAAATGGAATGCTGTACCATTTACATTCAATAAATTAAAAACGCTCTGCGTACCAACAACAATGCCATTCATTTCTAATTGCTTACGCATCATTTCATTTGTAGAATGTAAAAAAGGATTCTTTGTATCTTTGAAAATTTGACTTTCTAAATGTGTATATGCAATAACTTGAATTACATCTTCTAGACCCATTGTACTAGCAACCTGAACAGTTTCGTAGGTATTACATACAAACGCATCGTACAAGTTATGTTCTAATGCTTCTACAATTGCAGTACGAAAGTTAGCCATTCTTTCATAGCAAAAGGTGTCGCCGTACATAAAGATATTACTATGGTCGGTATACTTTAATGATTCCAACGGTGCTATAATATTAGCTTTTAACGAATTAACAAAATCAGTATCTTGTGGTTCTTTATCTGTGATGATATCAACCTTGATATTATGTTCATCCATTAATTCGCAAAAACTTTTTGCGAATTGTCCTATACCACCATGCGGAATCAATGTTTGATAACTAACTAAAAATCCAATTCTTTTATCGTATGTTCTCACATTAATCCTTTAATTTTATCAAATATATATTCTTCTTTACACATCCACATATCAGCCTGTTCAAATTGATGATGATGCTTACTACGACCTCTATAAGCATATGATAACCATAACAATTTGTTTGTGTTCATACAACGATTAGGTGACCAACAGAATTTATACTCCCATATACGACTCATTCGTTCATATTCATCCAGGGACACTGCCTGATCCATTATCCCCATTAGGTTCCCCATTCGTTTTTGAATAATGGCACTTGAAGTCGGTCGCTATACCGCCATCCTTTTCGCATTGCCATTTCTGCCACGCTCCTATTATTAAGATTGTACACCCATTCAACACCACCACAAGGCATAAGGTATACAGGACCTTTAAAACCTTTTTTACGATACTCATTGACTGCTTCCTCTGCTTCCTCTGCATCCTTTTCAGTTGCAACAACAAATTTAAGATAAGTGTAACCGTATTCTTCATACTGTGCAATAATATCAGGCTTGATAGCATCATCCCAACTCTCGCCGCTAATGCTTAACTTAGGACTAACACTAAATGTAAGAGTGTTATGACCACGACCTAATTCAATAGAACCATTGTGATGCCACTCACGATGTAACCAGCTAGCAAAATCAGTTGACAATGCTTGTGTACCATTAGTTTCAAATGTTAACTCTTTAAGAGTTTTCATTTTATCGTGTGATAGCAATTCAGGGAAAGCTCTTTGCCAACCTAGCAACGGCTCGCCTCCTGTGATTACGAGATGTTCGTCCTGCCATTCTTTGTGCGGTAGCGTATCCACAATAGCATTGGCAATTGCATCAGTAGAAAGAAGGGGAGATAGATGCTTAAAGCGAGGATCCCAACTAGCGTAACTATCACAACCTGTAGATACCAAAGGAAGTGATTTGTACTCGGTGTACTTAGTAGCGTCAATATTTTCTGCTTCATTGCTTAATTCTCCGTGTGGCATGCCAAAGCCTTGACATTTAAAGTTGCACCCGAAAGTGCGTAAAAACACGGATGGGACACCCATAAAGCGTCCTTCTCCCTGTATACTATAAAAAAGTTCTGCTATTTTTATTTGACTCATATTTTACCAATTATGTATCGTGTTTGCTATAATGAAACAACATGTTATCACATGTAAGATCACCCAGAAAGTTTTTAGGAACAATGCGATTTTTGCTTCACGCAATGTTAGAATGGGAACATCAGGCCTGTCATCATCGGTGTTACCCATTAGATGACCGGTTGCTCTTGCCCATATTTTTTCTAAGCTATTCATTAAGCTACCTCGTCTTTATTGTTGTTAGGATATTTTGCGCTAGTATATCTAATAATTAATACGCTTATTGCGATAACAAATGTAGAACCAGCTACAGCTAACATTTCAATAACATTGATTGGCTGATGACTCATTATATCTACCATATGCCGTGTCAGTGCTGTTATTGCAATGTATAGCAGGAACCTGACAGGCATATGATTGGTCTTGAAATAAATGCCCACCATTGCACCTATTTCCAAATAGATAAACATTAATAACAAGTCACCGACTGTTGCGTGATGTTTTTGAAACATTTCAGCGAAGGTCCAACCGGCAGCCCATACTGTTGCGGCACCGATACCAAACAATGCAAGCCTATGAAATATGTCTACTAA